CAAGGAGTAAAACTTCCTGGTGGTATAGAACTCAATGGTCGTCAGATCTACGAAGATGGTGATCTAGAGATAAGAGAGATAGAAGAAAAAATGCTATCTACTTACGAAATTCCAGTTCTTGATATGATAGGTTAATATGCCTGTATCACCGTTCTTCCAGCATGGTTCACCTGATGAGCAGAGATTAGTACAGTCTCTGGTAGATGAGCATTTGTCTATTCATGGTATTGATGTCTATTACATACCAAGAAAACAAATTGTTACAGATGATATATTAGGGGAAGTACAATCATCAAAGTTTAATGATAATTATCTTATTGAAGCATACCTAAACAACTATGAGGGTTATGCTAAGGGTAGTGATGTAATGACAAAGTTTGGCATCAACTTACAAAATGAGATTACTTTGACCATATCAAGAGAAAGATTTGAAGACTTTATTGCTCCCTTTCAATTTAATTCCACTAACTTAACTGGTGCTTTAGATGGTGATATTGATTTTGGAACAAGACCTAAAGAAGGAGACCTTATCTGGTTTCCATTAGGAGAAAGATTATTTGAGATTAAACTTGTAGAACATGAAACTCCTTTCTTTCAATTAGGTAAAAATTATACTTACGAATTACAATGTGAACTATATCAACTTCAAGACGATATTATCGATACAAATGTTGCTGCTATTGATACAAGATTGAGTGAAGAAGGAAATATTACTACTGTTAGTTTAGCTGGTATAGGATCTACTGCTAAAGCATCTGTAGATACTTTTGCTCTATCTGGTGCAATGCAGAAGGTTACATTGAATGATGATGGTTCTGGATATACTTCAGTGCCTAATATTAGCGTCTCAGCGTCTCCTGCAGGTGTATCCACATCTCTTGGTGCTGTTGTTGCTATTACGACTACTAAAGGTCAACTTGCTGCTATAGATTATCTTGCAATAACTAATCCAGGTTTTGCTTATCAGGAACCACCTACTATTGGATTTGGTACTCCAGGTGTAGGTGCTGCTGCAACTTCAACATTAACTAACAGTGGTATTTGTTCTATTAGAATTCAACAACCAGGTTCTAACTATGTTGCTCCACCTATAGTTAGTATTCAACATCCTCAATTTGTCGATAAACAATATGAATTTACTGGTGTAGCTACTGCTGGAACAATGCAGATTAGTGGAATTAATACTATGGCAAATATTGCTATTGGTCATACTATTAACTTCAAAGTTGTTGGTGCTCAAATACTTTCTGGTGGTGGAATTGTAACTTCTATTGGTACTAATAGTGTTGGTATTGGAACTTCTATAGGTGGTACTGGAACTGCATCTGTTACCTTTGTTGGAACTGGTGCTATGGTTGGTGCTAAGGTAGGTCAAGTTCAAGCAACTGCTGTTGCAACTCTATCTGGTTCTAGTATGTTTAGAATATATCTAACTGATGCTGGTAGTGGATATGAAGCAACTCCAACCGTTTCTATTAGTGCTCCATTGAGTACTGGTATTGGAACATATCATCTCAATGAAAGAGTAGTTGGTTCAGAGTCTGGTGCTGAAGCATATGTTAAGAGTTGGAATGCAACAACTAGAAGTTTGGAAGTATCCATAAATACAGGTGATTTCAGATCTGGTGAATATATAACTGGAACTGCATCATCCGCTAGGTATCAAGTATTCTCTTACAATAATGATTTGAGTGCTGCTGCTGTTGGTGATGAATACTTTATGAATGATGAATTTGAAACAGAAGCAGATCAGCTTCTTGACTTTACCGAATCTAATCCCTTTGGAGATGTATAATGTTAGGTACTTATTTCTATCATGAGATACTAAGAAAAACCATTATTGCCTTTGGTACATTATTTAATGATGTTAATATTAGGCATGATGATAGATCTGGTAACACTCTTAGTGAAACTAAGGTTCCATTAATATATGGACCAAAGCAAAAGTTTTTAGCAAAACTTGAGCAACAAGAAGAATTAACAAAAGCAACTGCTATAACATTACCAAGAATGTCATTTGAGATGACATCTATGTCATACGACCCTAGTAGAAAAGCTAGTATAACAAGAACTTTTAAAGCAGTTGATAATAGAGACCCATCTAATACTAAAGTAAAGAAAGTATATTTACCAGTACCTTATAATGTGGGATTTGAACTTAATGTAATGACTAAGTTGAATGATGATGCATTACAGATAGTAGAACAGATACTACCATTCTTCCAACCAGCATTTAATGTTACAATAGACTTGGTAGGTTCTATTGGAGAGAAAAGAGATATTCCTATTGTACTTGAGAACATATCTTTCAGTGATGAATATGAAGGAGACTTTTCTACTAGAAGAGTTTTGATGTACACCTTCCAGTTTACTGCTAAAACTTATCTCTTTGGTCCTGTTGCTGATACTACAGACGGACTTATCAAGAAAGTTCAAGTCGATTACTATGCTAATACTGATACTCAAGCAGCTAAGCGTGAAATGAGGTATACTGTAACTCCAGATCCAATTAGTGCTGGACCTGAAGATGACTTTGGATTTAGTGAGAGTACTACCATGTTCGGTGATTCTAAGAAGTATAGTCCTACTAGACAGGAGGATGTATAATGGGATTACCTACAATTCCTTACGATCCTTGGTTTCAAACTTCATTTGTTCCAGGTTATGATGATCGTTACAACCCCCTAGATGATATGCCAATTGCTACAAACGACAGATTTGACATGTATGGTTCTTCTGATGCAGAAGATGCATACAACCCAAGACCTGAGGAAGAGATTGCTGACGATTATGCATCGGCTGATGAACAAGAAGTAACAATGCATGAGAAAGCATTTAAGTTAGCAAGATCCAAGTATAACCCATTTGCTGTAGGTGGATCGGAAAGTATCCATGATTTTGAAGGAGGATCTGAAAAATGTCAAAAGAAATAGATAAAGCTTTAAACACTGAATCGGAACATTCTTATGTTCAAAAGTTTAATGCTCATAAAGATGTTCCTATAAAAAAAGATGCAGGTGTTGATGTAGATAAGGACTATGAGTATTCTCGTGCTCAGTTATATTCTTTAATATCAAAAGGTCAAGAAACTTTAGATGGTATAATGGATGTTGCTAATGAGTCTGGTTCGCCTAGAGCATTTGAAGTAGCAGGACAGGTCTTAAAATCAACTGCTGACATTGCAGATAAACTTATGGATCTCCAGAAAAAAGTTAAGGAGATTGATGAGACTAAACATAAGACCACAAACAATGTTACTAACAATGCAATATTTACAGGTAGTACTGCTGAATTGCAAAAGATGATTAAACAAGGATTCCTTGATGCCAAATAAATTATGTTGCCCACACAGAACAAAATTTGAATATCTACCTCAACAGTTTACCGATTGTAATGTTGCTTGGGATGATGTAATAGAAAAAATTTCTGATGATTTTGAAGATGGGTCTTTTAAAATATTAAATGTTGCGACTTCTTTAATGCGTAGTCCTGCTCCTACATTTATATTAATGAACGATTACTATCCCAATAGTATAGGAGAAGTATTTAATAAGGTTCAAAAGAAAGAAGGTATAAGAAATTTGCATGTCTATACTTCATTAGGCAATTCAGCTCTTACCTATGGAAAGCATAATGATGATGTAGATGTATTGTTGGTTCAATCCATTGGTAGCACACTGTATGATATAGAAGGTGAAGAATATACTTTAGCATCTGGAGATGGTATGTTTATTCCTGCTGGTGTCTATCACGATCCCATAGTCATAGAACCAAGAGTCACTTTAAGTTTTGCTTGGGATAAATAGGAGCTAGTTACTCGTATATCAATGGTTGATAAAATTAAAAAAGAAGTAGTAGAAGAACCCAAAGAAGAAAAGAAAGGGTTGTTTCAAAAGGCAAAGGATGCTATACTACCTGATGCCGATGAACAAGCAGCGATCATTAGTACATTTGTTCGTATTACTGTCCTTGCCTGGTCGGGTGGAATATTGACTCTTAATTATGTGGCAATTCCAGGTGTACCACAACAAAAAATAGATCCAACTTTTATAGCTTCGGTTTTTACTGGAGTTTTAGCTAGCTTTGGAATTCAGACCGCATCTAAGAAAGGTGATGGTACTATGAAGATGGATAAGAATGGTAATGCAGTTGGTCCTAATGGACAACCTCCTGTTACAGCACAGGATATTGAAGCGATCATAGCGAAAGCTGGTCCTAGTCAAACTATTCGTATTGAGCAAGCACCTCTTAAAATAATTGGTGTATCAGATACTGATAAGAAAGAAGAACCATTCAAAATGTAATTATTGAGGAATAACCAATGAACAAGTGGATAGGAATTAGTTTAGGTGCAGTCTTTGGAGTGTGCCACATAGGTATGATAGGGTTACTAGCAACTAGACAATCCTCTAAGTTACCTTCTTTCAATCCCCCAGTAGGGGATTATACATCTTATCGTATCTCAGCAAATGAGAGTGGATATGATATCAGTTACAAAGCAAACGATCCCAAGACGATGATGATCACTAAGGACATCAAGCAGAAAGGTGGTTTCTTAGGACTAGCAAACAATACAACTCAAGTTGTTGAAGAGTATGTCATGGATGGTAAGACCAATCAAGGCGGACCTGTATCCAACAAGAGATCATGGCAAGATCCATCTACAATAGTAAAAGGTGGTGGCGGTGGAGTATCTGATAAGACTGTCGCCTGCATAGAAGCAGTCGGTGGTGGTAAACAGACAGGAAGACTGGTTGGTACTAGTGTTGGTGCTGCTGCTGCACCTGCTGTAAGTGGTATACCATTTGTAGGATGGTTGGCTGCTGGATGGGTAGCAATGTTTGGTGGTAATCAAGGTGCTGAACTTGGTGGTAATATGGTTGAAGGATTAAACGAAAATTGCTAAGAAGACAAGTTGTGATAAGATAAATATAACGCATAACTAAAAAATCATGCAAAAATTAATTAATGTACTCGCTATTGCGTCCACTGCTGTATCTGTTGCCGTTGTTGGCAGTGGGTTATATGTATATGTCAACAGGGGTTCCATCATTGATGGAGTTAAATCACAAATTATGGAATCTGTTACAGGAGGTCTTGGGGGATTAGGTGGATCTCTTCCTGAGATATCTCCACCAACAGGAGCTCCAGCAGGTCTTGGACTACCAGCACCAAATTCACCTTTTTAAACCAATGGGATTACCAGACAAGGCACAAAAAGTATTCGACAAAGCAGTCGAATTGGATAAAAAGTTAATCAAAAAACTTCAAGATAAGTTTGGATTGACTGATTATCAAGTAGTTTGTATTTCCTTTGCTAAAGGATTTATTATTGGTGCTTTGATACTCTAACAGAGTGTTGGAGTCCACACTAAAATAGGCAAAATTACTCAATCCGTGCTATAAATATGTTGCAGTACGGGATTGAAAGATCATGCCCCTGACTAGACATTATACGGTTGGTTATCACGATAATCAAAATCATAAAGTAGAAATTTGTGAGTATGCGATAGACGCATATCAAGCAATACAGAATGCAAAGGAGGATGTTCCAGGTTTATCTGAGCATCCTCATTCTTGTGAGTATTGCATGTTAGAATCATGAGTACGATAACAAAAAATAAGCACGAGATTATGTGGTGGATGAGTAGACTCACCATCATGGGAGTATCTTTATCACTAGCAGTAACACTTGCAGCACAAGCATGGGTATAGTATTATAAATTATAGTAATACTACACATTAACATATGTTATCTACTCAATACCGTTTAAGGTTGGAAGGAATATGCAAAGATATTGCTTCTGGGAGTGATGTTAGTCTGGATGATATGATCTGGGCAGAAAAATTATCAAAAGCAAATACTGCTGCTAGAGGTATGTTACAGAGTGCAAGAAGACTTACTACAGACCCTACAGACTCTTT